CAACTATTAGAAATCGATGTATGGGATATAATGAAAAACGGTTATGGTTTTGGTGCTGCAAGATACGGAACCAACATTGGATTTTCTAGAAGTGCTTTCACTGACGATTTCAACGGTATCTCAAAAACTTCTCTTTTGATGAACCAAACAACTAAAAGTCAGCTAATGGCACTAATCGGGAATGGTACTGGTGCAGACGCAATTGCCAAAGCGGAAGAATAGTATGATAAACGCTCTATGCTCCCAACTGCAACTGCCGTGATAAATGGTGCTTTCAATGCGGGATTACTAGAAGCGATGAAGAATGCCGGAATAACTAAAAAAATGTGGTTGTCTCAAAGGGACGGCAAGGTTAGAGACAAAATTGTTGGTGAAGATCACGTTGATGCTGATGGACAAGTAGTAGAAATATTCGATAAATTTATAGTAAAATCGAGAAGGGGAACTGACTCGATGGATTATCCAAGTGATTCAAAAGGCAGTCCGGAAAATGTGATTAACTGCCGTTGTACTATTCTTGGGGTAACGTAATTTAATTTTTTATGTATATTTGAGTGAGGTTAAAATGGACGAACAAAAATTATTAGAGATACTAAAGAAGAATTTGGGTGTGCTTGAGGTCGATGGAATAGAAATATTCACCTTAAAAGCGATTAAGGGTGACGATAATGTCCAAGATTCTACTATTACACATTATATTTCTACGAATGATTTGGATAGAGGTCGAGACATCGTAAATCCTAAAGGAATGATTAGTGTTGACTTCCAAAAATCGCCAACAGTTCTATTTATGCACAATTATTCACAACCGATTGGCAGGTCTCTTTGGCAGAAAAAAGAAGCTAACGGTGTTCTCGTTAAAACACAATTCAGTAAATCAACTCAATTCGCACAAGATATATTTAATCTTCACAAAGAAGGTATATTAAATAGTTGGTCCATAGGATTCTCAATTCCGAGAGGAACTGATGGTAAAATCCTTAAAGGTGCTATTGAGTATGATGAAGAAAAAGATATTAGAACCATCAATAAATGGGCATTACACGAATATTCAAGTGTTTCTGTTGCGATGAATCCCGATGCTTTAGATGTTGCTAAAGGATTAGTTAAATCCGATGCGGGTAATATCTGGTTAATGAAACAATCTATCGATATTCAAGTAGCTCAAGCAATCGAAGGATTTGGTGGCGACATCAATGCTCTTAAAGAAGCAATTAAGGCGTTTAGCGATAATAATGAAATAAATGAAGAACTAATTCAAAGGGTGGATTGCTTAGAAGAAGAATTACTAAGCGTCACTCAATCTATTGTCAAAAAAGAAAAAGTGGAAATATCAGTTCCAGTATTGGACTTGAATGCTAAGTCTATCGTGAGCAGAGGTATTAACAATTTCTTAGGCAAGCAAAATTAAATAACGAGGTTTATCTTGAAAGAAGAAGAAATCAAACTATTGTTGAGCACACATAGTGCCGACACTAAAACGGCAGTTCAAGACATTCTTAAAGAGTTTGGCGAAGGTCTGACTAAAGAAATTATTGAACAAGTGGTTGCTCAAGTTAAAACAGAGCAAGAAAATATGCAATTAAACGACAAAGCGTTAATGTCCATGCAAGGTGGTTTTGACGGCTTCCATAAATTTGTCGAAGCGATTGCGGGTTCTGAATCTGCGGATCCAGATGTTAAAAAGGAAGCGAGAGCGTTACTGAATGTCTCACAGAAAGAGTTTAAGGCTTTAACTGCGGGAGATCAAGGTTCTTATGTAATCCCACCTGCTTATGCGAATGAAATATTAAAGATTGGTTTGGGTAATGCAAACTTCGCTTCACGTTGTAGAAAATATCCAATCAAGTCTAATTCACTTCAAATTCCATATATTGTGGATAAAGACCACTCTACGGGGAATGTTTTTGGTGGTGTGAGATTCTACTATGTTGGCGAAAAAACTACTGTTGCTAAGTCTGATATTAAGTATGGTAAATTGACTATGAATCTCCATAAACTTATGGGATTGATTGATGTAACTAATGAATTTATCGAAGATTCTCCTTTTGGAGTTGCATCGCATTTACGTGATGTATTCGGTGAAGCACTTGGTTTCCAATTAGACGGTGATTATACTTATGGTGATGGTGATAACAAACCTATTGGTGCATTACACGAATCTAATCCTGCACTTCTTGATGTGGTTATTCCTTCTGGTGGAGTTGACCCAGATACTTTAACTGAAATGTATTCTAAAGTTCCTGGACGATTTAGAAGTCAAGCAGTTTGGATTTATAATCCACTATTACTTCCTACTCTTATGGGAATGACTATTGGCGATCACCCTGTATTTGTTGCGGGTGGAGTTCTGGCTAATGCTCCTTTCGATAAGATTCTTGGTAAAATGGCGATTGAATCTGAACACATGGAAGATGAAGATGGTATCGCTCTTGTGAATTTCTCTCAATATGCTATTCTAATTAAAACTGGTGCTGATGCAAGGTTCGAATCTTCTATGCACATCCGTTTTGACACTGATGAAGAAGAATTCAAATTAGTCTATCGACATGATGGTCAGTCATTGTGGGAATGCCCTATGACATTAAAAAATGGAACGTCACAACAATCTCCATTTATTTTAGGTGCTAAAGCCTAATTAGTAGGAAATTATTTTATTAACGGGGAGATTCTTTTCTCCCCATAGATTAAAGGTGTTAAAATGGTTAAGACATTGTTAAAAAATATGTTCTCATTTATTGAGGGCGCGGACACAGAAACCATTGAAGGCGAAGGTGTCGTGAATAACTTTGCAGCTTTGTGTTTATACACAAAAGGTGCTTCTGCTGCTGCCGCTTATCTGGTAGTTTCTGAAGGTAATAGAGTTTTTAAGGTTGGTGCTACTGGTGCTTTGACAGAGAGCGCTGTTGATGCTTCTACTCTGCGAGCACTCGTTGACGTTGCAACTGGCGAACAAGCATGGTTCATTGTTGAAAAAGCAGAGGGGGACGATGTTAGCGTAACTCATGGTAATAATGGAAATGGTGCATTACCCGCAATTCTTGGTATTGGTTACAATATCCGTTATAACGATTTCGCGGGTGGTAAAGCGTTAATGACTTCTGCTTAATGTTAATTACTGAAGAAGTATATAAAGATTATTTGGACATCGGAGTCACCAACACTGACTTCGATTCCATTTTAGCCAATTTGCTCGAAGCTGCTGAAGATATTATTTTGGATAAGTTACATATTCAAGTAACTTCTGAAGAAAGAGTAACTATGTTTGACGGCAATGATACGAATGAATTGGTGCTAAATGTTTATCCGGTTACTGAAGTCGCCACGATGGAAGTTTATACTGACGAATGGGAAGAACTCACATCTGATGATTATGATAGAAAAGTAATTACTACTGAAGGGACTTTGCTTTTAACTGGTTATAAATTCATTATAGGTAGATTGAATTACCGAATTACTTTTGCTGCGGGATATGCTGAAGTACCAGATTGGTTGGCGCTAGCATTCAAAAGGGTAGCTAAAGTCTATTTAGATACTTCCCCTTTGAGATTTGGAATGGATGGTTTATCGGCTGTTCCAAAGAGTACGCAAAAAAGTGAGTATTATCAAGTAGATAAAACGGCAGTTGATAGAATCATAGATGATGTTTCTGGATTCAGATATGTCAATACTTGATAAAAGTGTTCTTAACAGATTGGAAAGAGAGTTTACTAAAGTTTGGACTGAATCATCTAAGGATATTCTATCTCAAATACAAGTTCTCGCGGGTTCCTATTTTGGTGAATCTCCGAGCAGGGATGATTTAGTTCTTAGAAGTGGGGATTTATTACGTGATTTACAATCTAACGATAATAAAACCACGACTGTTTCTAATACCCAAGTAACTTCTGAAAAGATAATGACGAGTCCTTATGCGTTTTTGTTAGGGAGTGAGAATAAACAAGTTACTCCAAGGCAAAGGAATTTCTTACTGATGCAATATTATTTAAGTATGCATGAGGATCCCAGAGCGTTAAAGGTTGGTGGATTATTTGTCCCGTTCATGTGGAAAACAATTGCTAATCGAGGATATTATGAAGGTAGGAAGTTTATTTTCAGAGCAATTGGTGAAGTTGACTTAAAGAAAACAATTAAAAGAGTATTTGGTGAAACCTTTAAGCCAAAAAATATTACGGTGGTGATCGGTGGCAAATGATATTGATGCTGTTAAAACGGCACTTATAGCAGATATTGAAAGCATAGACGAGTTTAATACGGTTTACCGAACTCTTAGGAGTTCTCAAGATATAAAGGATTCAAAAAGTGCTGCGGTGTTCTTATTAAAAGCTGAAATAATTGACGAGAATTCTGGTGAAAAAATGTTAGAATTGAAGTACGGCATCCAGATATTCATTAAGTCAACCGTTCAAAAGAATACTAATGATGATAATGAGTCCGAAGTAGTTGAAAAGTTCTTAGATATAGTTGAAACTGGTTTCACCAACCTAGCTCAACTTAGCGAGCATATCAATATTGGCGAGTTAATCCCAATGGATGATGATAGTATGGGAGTAGGATTTTTCTTAGCAACAATAAATTATAAATTAACTTAAAATATAGGGGTCTATCGTGAGCACAGACATAGTAAGAGACAAGTCCGCCATTAAAAAATTTGGTGGTGGTAAAATTTATGTGATGGAAGTTAATGAAGATGGAACACCTTTGGCTTCTCCCGATACTTTTACTGATATTGGTTACGTTCAGGAATCTACTCTTGCTGACAATACTGATAAAGAGGAAGAAAGGGACGAATCTAACGCGGTAGTTGCTACTTCTGATACTAACCGTTCAGTTATTTTTAGTGGACTTTTAATGCAGTCCGATATTGAAACTCTTGATTTCTTGCGTAGAGGTTGTAGAAGTAAATTCTATACAGTTTATTATCTATCTGCTGTGGCAATCCAAGGTGAGCAACAGGACGTTGCTTTTGGTATTTGTGAGGTCACTCCTAAAATGGAATTAGCAAGTGGTACAAGACGACCACCATTTGAAATTACTGTATTGAAAAATGAAGCAGAAATTACTGTAACTGCTCCTGCTGTTTCTGCGACTCCATCAATAGTAATACCTGCGGGTGATTATTACGAAATAGCTCAAGCATAAGGGGGACTCAATGGCTAAAGATAGGAATGCTATCTCCAAATATGGTGGTGGTGCTATCGAAGTTCTCAAGGTCAACGCTGATGGTTCAGAGGTTAGTGGTGAGACTTGGTTAAATTTAGGTTATATACACGAGTCCGCTATTGTTGATGTCACCGAACAGGAAGAACGCTTTGACGAAACGGGTTTATTGGCATCGGTTGGTGATTTAACGCGGATTGCAAGATTCTCCGGAATATTAAAACAGTCCGAAACAGTACTCCTAGAGTTCCTAAAGGAAGGATGTCGTGATGCTTATTTTGCTATTTGGCATTATTCCACAAGATTCAAAGATGGTACTATCCAAGAAGTGTTTATCCCT